CACTTAGATATGCACTAATTGTGGTGATATCCCATTCACATCAGTGATTATGGGACGCCACGTTGGTTCTAATTCTAGTAGGATTACAAGTCCTATTTCGAACCCTACATTCCAGTAGGATACTCGAAAGTGGTATCAAGGAAGTTGGTGTTCTCCCTTGATTTCAAGATCCAAGTTTACTTTTTACAAAGTAACAGGCCTTTCACTACTCCTTCCGAATTAACGGCCGGAGTAACCGCCAAAGCGCAATAACAGAAGAGCCCACCGGGGCTCGTTCTTCAGTACGCCTGGCGACCCTAGGTGAACTAGGATAAGTATCCAACTTACCTAGAACATCTTCAAGGTCTGCCATGAATGTATTAAATTCATCAACTTGAACGTTTTCACGTTTACGCCATTGCAGTAACAGGGTCTCTGTTTCATTTAAACAGTCCTCGAGATCTCGTGAGATCGGTTTTAACACCAATCTCACATACAAATCAAAGAGAGCTCGAGTCGGAAACTGGGTGGTTGGAATCCAACCCCCAGAATCCGAGTTACGGCTAAAAGCATCCCTACGGGATTTAATTAGCCCTAACAACCGTTTAGCAGCCCACTCACCCATTCTACTATAAACGAGGTTTATAGAATCTTGGGTGGGTTGCCCTCCTTGGATCAACCAGGTCTCCTGTGACAGCCAGCGAAGCCAGCTATCACCGAATACACCGGATGGTCTAGTGAGGAAAACAATAAGACCCTGTAGTCTTCCGCGGTGTCTCAGGGCACTTTGAAGTCGGCCAAGGGCTCGGTATCCGAATCCAAGAGTTCGGGCCACGTCTTTTAGACGGTGGGTCCAAACACCTGGAAGTGCAGTTAAGATTCCCTCCATCACTGGAAGGTTTCTTAATCCCGCCGCAAATCCTTTTAGGGAAATGGGTGAGACCTCTGCACCACGGATAAACGTCTTCTTGGCAAACTCAAAGCTGCCGTTGTCAGAAACAAGGGACTTCGTCTCCTGAATCGTAACTCCGAGCTCTTTCGTCATAATGACAAAGTAAGCCCGGGCAACGGCTGCATCTGAGATTACCACATCATCCCCGAGTACTGCATATCGTGTAAACCACGCAACAGTTCCAAACACTCTAAAAGCTGCCATCTGAATGATGAAGTGATGAGTGAGTGCTAACATCGCCCATGAGGAGTAGGCGCCCATTGGTTGACCGGCTGCATAGCGTACTGAACTAATTTCTAGTCCATACTTCTGTGCTGTCCTTGGATGGAATTCATAATCCCGTCCAACTAACAGGGTCGCCCATAGGCGCGCAACTTTCTCACCAAGTACCCCCTCCAATAAGGCTTGCTGGATAGCAAGTGGTAAACGATCGGTCGCGGAAGATAAATCATAGGACCAATGGTCCTTGAACCCAAAAGAGTTTAAAAGCTCAATTGGTCTTCGTTGATCGAACGTTCCATCCTGTGGAATCTTCTCAAGGATTGAGAAAATCCATTTATGGAGAGGGTAAAGGATAGATTGCGTTAGCACGTCCACAATCGCCACCACTCGGATTTTCCCGGCAGGCTCCTCAAGAAACGCAAGTTTCCCTAAATTACTGAAATTACCTGGATTTAACGTTCCCCAAGGGCTAAGTTTGCCCCAAGGGTTCGTATACGCCATCTTAAAAAGGTCTTTAATAGGCTTATTATCAAAGATGACTGTCCACTCTTTTAGAGCGGGCAGTAACCCTGAATTCATCCAGACGGATACAGTAAAATAGAGATGGCCCACATTACTAGCACGACGTTCACTCCACGCCTTGTTAAGGCGTTCCTTAAGGAGTACTTCGGCGGGACGGAGTCCCCTCCAAAGACCAGCGCAGAACCCAAGTCCGTCAGGATTATTCTTCAATAATTCCAAACGTTTCTGGTACTTCTCGGAAGAAGTATCCAGATACAAGGGGTCTTGGAAAGCGCTGAGAACGGACTGCGAAGATAGAGGTCCCGATTTTGTAATCGGGAGTATTCTATCGATTCGTAATGTTGGGCTCTTACTTGCTTCATCAAAGTATCCCAGTCTTTCCTGTAGGGTTTTCCCTACTGGATTCAGTTTAGCTAGATTAGCTAATATCCTCCAAAAGATTGGGATAAATTTTACATGATCCATAAACAATGCTTGTCGATATAGGCAAAGACCTGTGATCGAGGCTAGTTTGACTTTCCCTGGGATCTCGATTACTCGATAAATCCCAAAGATTGTTAAATATAACCTGATTACATTGGTATCGCCCATTCTAATGGCACGTCGATGGACCTTGTTGATGATTCTAGGGAGTCCACCAGAGGTCCTCGCAACACGCGGTCCTATCGTCGATAGGTCCGATATGCGTTGCCCTCCGGCAGATTGTTGAGTGATTATTGAGCATACTTTCGTATACTTTACTAAACCCGTCGCCCCTTGAGATTTATAAATCCGAAGGAAACGACGAGTTATTGTAAGAACTGAGGTTGCCCACATAGGAGTATATGAACCAACTGCTAGGGGAATTACTCGCAAGAGCATTTTCCCTAGCACGCGACCGCCTTTTAGAGCGGTCTGCCAATCAAAATCTTTTCCAGGGGTTATTAAATCCCAAGAAAAGTGGTGTTGCCGGTTACGTTGTAACTTAAACATCAAGTATACTCATAATTTGTAAAAGAATGAGAGTGACTATTTTGACCTTCAGTTTCCGATAAATCGGGCTGCAGGCAGCTCGGAAGAGCTCGGAGTTGGTTTCTCCTTAGGCTTATTCCCTCATATATTGGGATAGAAGGCCCCCTTGTGTTTCCACAAGTTTTTACGGTCGGTCATTCTGACCGAGCCAACCTTCTATTTGGACCCAGTATACAGAAAGATTCGCCCAACAGGGTCGGGACCCTTTAAGTATCAGCTTAGGCTGAGGCATTTCTGCCATGACTATGAAGGTTCTCAATCCTGATCTGCCTGGATGTTTGTCCAAGGAACTGGCTTAGCCAGCTCGTTGTGACCTCCTTGCGGTTTAATCACAACCAAAATTGCCGTATTTCTACGTTCATAGTTACCTGTGTACGTAGTAACCCCTTACGGGCACTACGCCCCATACCTCCTTGTCACCGGGCAAGTGAAAGGTTAACATTTCACTAGAGTTCACACTCTAGTCTCCCCAAGTTAGGTATTAGGTCCTAACTGAGCCGACACCTGTTTTCCTCCACAATTATGGAAGATTCAGGTACCAAAAGTAGCAAAATCCTAAACAGCACGAAGCACTATTTCTAGATCTAACTAGTATCTGGTACGAAAACCTCGACATTGTCGTGGTCCAATGCCAGATTGACGAGGATCACTCCTCG